CCTAAAAGAACACATTTTTGTTCTGGAAGAGAAGCTTGAAGAACAGGGAAAAACTAAAAAGTAGGGTTCTATAAACCCCCCTCTCACATAAAAAAAAAAAAAAAAAAAAAAAAAATTTTTTTATAAATATAATATAAATTTTTTTCTTTTTAATTATAATATAATAAATTAAGCTAGTGAATATAAATCATGGTAGATAAAATTAATCAGCAGATGGTAGAAATGGAAAAAATATATCAACAACAGATTGAATTCCAAAAAGCACAAGATAATTTACGTATGGAGATAAATAAAAACAATGAAATGAATAATAAATTAAATAGAATAAATTATCTATCTGTAGACCAACATCCAAATTATAAGAGGCAAGTCGAAACTACATCTAGCTATCACGTATTAAATGATACATCAAGTAATACTACACAACAAACACAGAAGGAAAATATTAATGATAGACTAAACAATTTTCATTTTGCAATGCCACTTGTAAGCAACCAAAATAATCCATTATATATACATCCACAGCAAAACATAACACACATTAATCAATCTCATTGTAAAAAAGGAGACAATCCTATTAATGAAAGACTTTCTCAACACACGCCCATGAGTAGAGCAATACACGTGCCAACTACATATACTAACACAGATTCACACCACAAACCACAAACTCGGGAATGGTAAATACATATATTATTCTATTCTATTCTATAACTACTTATTCTAATCTATTCTATTCTATTCTATTCTATTCTATTCTATTCTATTCTATTCTATTCTAATCTATTCTATTCTATTCTATTCTATTCGAAAGTTTGACGATAAATATTTAATTTTTTGAATTACTAGATGGTTATTTCTATAAGATGAAAACTAATACACCTTTCTAGATATATATAACACATCTATGCTTACACATAATGCTTGTAAATAGCAACATATCCATATCCATACCGAGCCTACTAAATTATATTTATTTTTATATCTAGTAGGCTATTATCTAGTGAGATAATATTTCTTAACTTAAAAAAATTGATTTTATATTTTAATATGTAAATTATAGAAATAAACAAATTATAGAAATATAACAAAATATAACAAAATATAACAAATAAATCATGAGAATTCCAATATCTTTATTGTATGATGATTATTTAGAGCTAGAGAAAAAGATTGAGGCTGATCCATTTGACGATCCTAGTATATCAGAAAGATATTATAATGAATTAATGGTGAAGGAATTGGACGTTATATCGCATCCTGATTACAATGACTTTATGCCACATAAAGTTTCATATCCGCCAGAATCAGTAATTAATGTGTATTATCAATATTTACTTTCAATATTCGATTATTCAACGATGAAACATATAACAATGGAATCAATTGGATATAATATGTATCTACATGTCAAATATTCAAATATATTTTCAAAGAATTATCGTGCAATTTTACATAGTGGTTGGGAAAAACATTCTTTAACATTAGAGACACATACTAGCGAAATTATAAATCTAGCACTAGAGGAAACATTCTAAATTATGTTCGTCTAGCATCCAAAATAGTATCCACAAACTCTCGATAACTAATACTTGCCTTATCATTATCATTATCATTATCCGATTGATTATCTTTTATACATTCTTGATATATCCCTTGCATAATTATATCTTGAATCTTATTAATTTGCCCACATACATCACCAATATTTGTCAGAAATAGAACATCTTTGAACTCTTTTCCATCTTTCTTTTGCACACTTTTTTTCTTTTTATCATCCATTTTTTAATAATCCCTCATTACAACAGAAAATTGATTTCAATTTTACAACTTAAGAACAGACAATAAATATTACTTATATCAATTATATCAAGTGTATCAAATACAGCAAAAGTATATTAAAATACTTATAAAACAAAAATTAAATAAATCAAATAAATGAAATAAAACAAAGAAAATCAAAACTAAAAATGACTTTAAAACAATGTATAAATTATCCAACAACAATTAAAAAATCAACATCAACAGCGACATCTTATATTAATATTAGTATTGATGGGAAAGAAATAGATAGTTGTTCGCCTGAATCTGGGAAAGAGTATTATTTTGATATTCCATTATTAAGTAGGTGTTTGCCACTCGGAGATGACGTGGATTTCGCTTGTAAAAATGGAGGTATTGCAGGTATTAATTCATCGACTGACTGTTTGAGAGGGGATGGTAAGCCGGTGAAATTTCTTAAAAAGCGTAGAAATCGTAAGGCTAGAACATCTGATGAGAGACGTAAAATATCTTCGAGGTATAGGTTTGACAATCAGGTATCAATGGATTTCCGTTATTGGGAGTTTAGAAATGTGAATGTCAAAATTTTCAATAATGGTAAGTTGCAAATGACCGGTATGCAATATGAGACTGAGATTAAATTATGTTCGAATTCAATAATCCGAATTTTGAAAGATAGTAAGTTGCGAATATATACTGATACATCGCAATTTCCAAAGACAGACCACGACATGACATACATCACATCATATAATAAAAATACTGATACAATTGGGTATTATCGTTGGAATTATTTTAAAACTTTCGGAAACATTGCGGAATTTTGCGGGTATTCAAAAATCGGTAGTAATGAAATTGGATGGAATAGCGACGAAGATATTAATAAATTTATAACATATCTAACTGATAAAAAAACTGCAATGGAAAATCAGAGGGCTATATATGCAGGGGATGATAAGTTTGCATCCGATATTAATAAACTAGAAGACGACATTTACGATTTGGAGAAAATAATTAGATATGTTGAAACTGTTAGAAGTACAGATAATGCAGTTGCTGAACGATTATTAGAAAAATATAGGAAATTATTAAAAGTTAGTGCTAGAGACGGAGATATTATGGAAGACGATATTATTAATAAGAAATATCAATATAATAGCCCGAAACCAGAAAAAATGGCAATTGAAATGATAAATAGCGATTTCAACATTGCAATACCATTAAATAATAGTGCATTATACAAATTACTTGGGAAATACCAATATAAACGCTCATATCAACCATCTGACTATCCAGGGATTTCTCTAGAATATTACTGGAATAAGGATTGTCCTTTTATGGATGGAAAATGCCATTGTAAATCTCATTGTGCTATTGTAGGTAAAGCTGGTAAATGCGATTTAACTACTATTCTAATTTTCCAAAGTGGTAATATTGTTATTACTAGAGCTAGAACATCACAGCAAATCAAAGACAGCTACAACTTCATTCGTAATTTTATTCACAAACATAAAAAGACAATATTAGGTAAATATAGTGATGAAGACATTAAAAAAATAGAGAATAGGACAAATGAACAACGTAAATTACTGAAAAAACATAAGTTATATTATTTTGATAAAACAAGTATTGAAATGCCAGCAGAATTGAATAATTCACGAAAGGCATTATTATCACAACATTTATTATCTGCCATATAATGCATTGTATAGTCTGACTAAATTAATCTAGTTCATCTAGTTCATCTAGTTCATTCACATCAATATGATGATTACTAGATGTATTATTATCACTAGATGTATTATTATCACTAGATGTATTCAAATTCATATAATAAATTAGCATATATGGTAAGAATTTTTTGATCATTTCATCTGATGCTTGGTGATTACTGATATCATTTTGCATATCTAGTGAAATAGTTCTATCTGTATTTAAATATTTATTAATAGTATGCTGTAAGTCAGCAACTTCTAATTCTAGTGAATCTAAACTTATATCAATATTTTTCATTTTTTGAATATGATTATTTTTTATATGACAATATATATCTTGACGATTTGAAATTTTATTAATACTACTTTGCAACTTTCTACGAATACGACATAGTCTAGTTATGTAAAATTCATATAAATTTTTTTGAGATGTCATCTTTTTATGATTATTATGATTATTATGATTATTATGATTATTATGATTATTATGATTATTATGATTATCGAATAAAAAATACAAATATATCCGAAGCAATAATAGTGTGATTATATAATTCTAGCTACTAGATAAATATAATACTTTAGACGGGTGCGAGTATGACATATTATAATTTATTTTCTCTAGATAAATTAAACTAATAATAAAATGGCAAAAGCAGGTAAAGCTAAAAAAGCACAAAAAGCTCATTCGGGTGTCGTTGCAACTGGACCCCCTAATAAAATTGCAGTTGTTCTTGGAAATACGATATCTCTAGTCATCAATGCAGTATTACTATATTATGTATTGCGTTTAGAAGGGCTAACTGGTTGCGACTGTGTTGGCAATTGGCGCAAAGACTATTTGAAATACTATAGTATTTTCAGTATGGCTGTATCTGTTTTAAGTGTTGCCTTGATGAATCACGCAAATAAATTTACAATGTCTCTAGTTGCAATTCGAGGTTTAGCAAACATACTAGCAATCTATTGTCTATACACATATACACAAGATTTGAAAGACAATTGTCCGTGTTCTACAGATGATACAACAAACAAAAATCTGAATAAATTCTTTTCAGTATATGCTACTATTATTGCCGTTATGATTATTGCAAGTTTGGCATTATCTATGTTTATGGTTTTGTCAATGGCAATTTCTGCTAGACAATAAATAATATTCAATAATATTCAATAATATTTTACATTTTTCTTCTCACTTTCTATCAATCATTCTATCTATCATTCTATTAATCTATCAATCATTCTATCTATCATTTTTCATCTATCTATATTATAATAAATAATATGGCTAGACTACATATTAAAAAAGTAAAACAGAATACTCCTAAAGTCGGGCAAAGCTCGAGAGATTATATAAATAACAATGTAATTCTAAAAATGAATTATGCTTCTGACGAAACATATATTGAAAAAAAACTAAACTCTATAGTCCCATATTTTAAAAAATTTATAGTTATGTATTCTAAAAAAATAAAAAATATTGACAAAAGATTTCCAAATTTAACATTCGATACATTCGATATGAACCGAGGAAAGGATAATAAATTTTACATATATCTATATACCCAACCATTTAATAATCACCCATTTCTAATTTTTGGGGATTTAGAAAAAGATTATTTCCAAATTATTGTGCCACTAGGTAATGAAATCGGGCAAATTGAAACAAAAGTATTAGAAAAACATCTTGATGCTTTTACCAAATCTGAAATTGTTGGTCTAGCAATACTTCTAAATAGAACAATCAATATTAGACAGGTTAATATTACAGAAAACCCCAGATATTCACTTTATAAATGTGATCAAATGAAACAATGTAAAATAAAACTCCAAGAAATTAAAAATTTGAAAATCCCTCTAGCAAGTAAAGAACAACTTAGTCGGAGTTATCAAAAACTTTACAAGGCAAAAGCAATTGAAGTATTGAAACATTATTTTAAATTACTAACTGATGGTAAATATGATGATGCATTTGAATATTTAAAAGGCGGACAATCAACTGGAAGCAAATATTTTGGTAAAACTAGAATAAATACTTTTTTTGTGTCAAACTATAAAATTATAGGTCATCTAGAAGTATTCATATATTTATATAAATTTATGGCAAAGTTAAAAAAACTATTATAAAAAATATTTATTATTTATTATGTAATGTGTATTATGTAATATATAATGTGTATTATGTAATATGTAATATGTAATATGTATTATATACAAGCTATACTACTTATTCTATCTACCAATCATTTTCAGGATCTACCAACCATCATCAGCTCCATCCTCAGGATCTGCGGGTACTACTACTTCATCTTCAATTACAATTCGCTCAGGAAACACTTCGCATCCATAGAATCGTTCAATTGCATTTGCTACAATGTCATACCTTGGGGCATTCAAAGTTGCGAAAAGTGTGTCAATTGGTGTCACTGAAGATTTTGTGACTTCAACTTCTAGCCCATCAACAATGACAGTTTCAGTAAATCGTTCAACAGAATCACCGTCAATCAAAGACTTTACCATGGTTGGACTGTATCCAGACAGGAATTGAACGCCCTTTGCATCATCTTTTGCAACATGTCCTTGGTAAGTCGAAACATTCCAATAGACGAAGCTTGGAATTGAACGGAAACCTGCACGTACCCATTGAGACACTACATTTTCATGACTCGCATTCCACCTGTCTTGCCATCCTACATGTTGGCCGAACTGATTGTCCGTAATTACCAACAGTTTCGGGACAGTTTCAGATGGAATGCCATTTTCAACACAAACATCCAACAAGCATTGGACGGCTAATTCAAAATTAGTTCCGTATCCAACATGGCTCATCATGAGGTTATACTTATCTAGCAGAGACATCTCATCTGTAAATTTGTAAATAAATGGCTGATCTGTAAATGACATTACCACATTGTTGAGGTAATTCTTCTTTTCAAGCTTCATCACTTCTACTCGGAAAGTATCAACATCTCCTTCGAAATTGTCAATAAGTTCTCGATAGCTAGCTGACGCCTTGTAATTTGCATTATCGTATTTGTTTTCTAGACCCATCACTTCACAGAAATCAATCGACAAATCAATCACAAGATGTGCCAATTTACTTAGCAAAATCGCCAATGCAATTGAAACACGCATAGGATTTCCCATCATCGAACCAGAAACATCTGACATACACATTGTATGCGGAATCAACTGGCTCAAAGAAGGAGAATTCCCACCGTAAAATTCCTCTAAAATCTTCTTCAAAACATCAACTGATACACTCAATTCTAGATTGGTGTATTGTGCCAATAGTACAAGCTTACTAAATTCGTCTCTTTCATTTACCAATGCATAAATCAATTCATCCGGAGTTAGTTGTCCGCCTTTTACACTATTTCCTTCTAATATAAATTTACGAAATCTCTCTGCACATGCAATTCGATCAACTGATTCAGATGGATTCTTACCAGTGTTTGCAATTGCATTTCGATTCTTTGTCATTGATTTTGATGGTATCTTATTGAATTCCATGTCAAATTTTCCAGAACACATGTGCGGTTCTGGACAACCAATGACATAACGCAAACGGGTATTACCCTTACGATACTCTCGCAAACACCTTGACCTGCTAGAGTAATTGTAGGTAGTTCCACGACCATATGAGGCTTCTGCCAAAGCACGAACACCATATACCTTTTCCCCATCCTTCATAATCCAAAACTTCTTACACTTTTCACTACTTGGTATCCATTTTCCACATTGAGAACCCGTTTTATCACGTTGTTCCTCCTTTGACAATTTATCAAATGCGATATCATCGTGTCTTTGTTTTACCAAAAACTGAATAATCGCATTAATCAAAGTCGCATACCTATCATATCCTCGCGCACAAGCAAGTTCCCAGATGTTAATGTAATCTTTGTAATATCCAAACTCTGCGAAAAGACTCAACACTTCAGAAGTTTCCATCAAACCTGGGACTGCATCATGTAAATCAAGTGCCAATTGATATGTAATAAGCCTTTCGCCCTTACCACCACGACAATCTCTGATTTGGAAAATCATCTTAAGAATAGTATTAAATGCCTCTTTGCAACTTTCTTCATTATTACATTTCTGAAATCCCTTGTATTCCAGAATAATATCTCTTAGCATCTTACGCACTTTTGTCATATCTTGCCCGCGATTCGAACAATTCCAAAGTTCTAATACCTTGTCTCCACCATTATACATCCAAGCACCATTTTGACCTTGAATCATTCCATTTTGACGATTGTTATCTTCCATATATTCCGTCATATCTCCATTTTCATTGCTAAAAGCCTCTAGTTGTTGGTTTGCCATGTTTGCTGGTTGCTTTTTGTTCGTTGTTTGTTCGTTGATAAAATAGATAGTAGTTATCTTAAAAAAAATCAATTTTTATATTTGTTTTTAATATTTTTTACTAAAATCTCAAAATCAACATTAAAATCAACATTACAATTTGAAAAACACGTCATCATATGTAAGATCGGCGGTATCCATTTCCTTAGAAACAACATAATCGCGTTTATAATAATCCTCAATTATAATATAATATCCGCATCCTAGTAATAGACCGACACATGTTGCTAGAACACCGTCTATTGACGACATACATCCGACATTAGTTGAACTCCAAATTGCAATTACCATTAATAGTATAACGGCGAAAAATGTAAGTGGTTGGAATTGCCCTTCTCTATACATTTTCATCAATGTGAATGCACAGAAAAAACCGATAGTTTGCGGAACTGGGGAGGCTAATGAGAAATGCCCGTTTTCCGTTCTTACTAGTGCACATTGTGGATTACTAGTAGCATTGCTAATCATACGATAACCCATTGCAATAAATTCGTTAATCATAAATCCAATAAATAATAATGTACCCCTGAAATCACTAAATACAAATGAAGACATTGCTGAACCAGTATATAAAGCAATTGGTAAAAGCCGAATTGCTGTATTGAGTGATGCTTTTATTAATAATGCAATATTTGCTGTTGATGGATTCATATTCCTTTACTTATTTTCTAGTCAGAAAAAAAAGAAATATAAGGATTGGTATTGTATTATAATATACATCAAAATATAAAATATAAAATATAAAATATAAAATATAAAAATGGAAGATATAACAATTAATGGAATAAATTATATTAATTATTCTGCACCTAGTGTTTGTAAATTTAGTAATTTCGATGATACACTCACTAGAACACAAATTCAAAGGATGTGGCTAGTCCTTGCTAGTAATCCGAAATCATATGATGAATATTTATCTCGACTAGCAGAGACTAGTTATATAACTAGTAAAGCGGACACGGGATGTGAATATAGTGGTCTAGTTGAATTATCATCTAGACATAAATTGAAAAATATTCCAGATAATCAAATCGCTAGAATTGAAAATGAATAAATATTGATTCTGATTCTGGTTTTAGTTTTTTAGTTTTTATTATTTTTTTAGTTTTCTTATCAAAATATAATAAGAATAGTCTTTGTAATATGAAATATTTATATTATATATTATTTATAATTGCAATATATGTATTTATTGAATTATTAAGAGTTGATAGACCTATTGAAAAATTCAAAAATAATACACAACCAGATACATTACAGTCACTAGATACATTACAGCCACCAGATACGCCATATAAAATCCGATATAATAATATTAAATATTTATCACCATCTGATGTAGGTGAAGTATTTCCGCCTTCTAGCAATTATTTAAAAATATTAACTGGTAGAAAAATAGCATATAAAGTACGTGAATTCCAAACACGAGATAGTTGCTTAGAAAAATATAATACTAGTAGTTTATTACCTATTACACCTACTGAAATAGAGGCTTTTGACAAACTACTATATGATATGAGTTCTATTGTGGCAAATACACCTTTACAATATCTTTTAGATATGTTGCTTAAGGGGGATGTTAAAATAGCGAAAGGTAATATTTGGCTAGAAGGTGGAATGCCACATACTCATTACGACACAATTATAATGCCACATGATATGTTTAGGAAATTAACACAATATAAATATGGGCGTCCCACAGACAATTTTGCTATTAGAGAATTTGGACTAACTCTAATACATGAATTAGTTCATATCGAACAAAGAATTGAACCAGAAAAATACGAACATTTATATGAAAACTGGGGATTCCAGCTACCAACTGCTGTAAATGGTATGGAACATCCTTTATATATGAATCGTATTAATCCAGATGGATTAGAAAATAAATGGATTTGGCAACCAAGTAATTTGAAAAATATTAATAAATGGTATTGGATTGGGGCAATTCATAAAGATAATGCAGTCAATTTAAAAAATGTGGAATATATAGCGCATTCTGTGCAATATAGTCAAGGAATTGCAACTTTAAATAACATCACTAGACGAATATTATTAGAAGACTTTAAGCCATTCATTAATTATTTCGGAATCACAAATAATCATTATCATCCAAATGAAATCTCCGCAGAATATATGTCAATATACTATATCGAGTTGCTAGATGGCAAAATGACATCCATACACGAAAAAGAAGGATACGAAACGTTTGTAAAAACACTTAATTTATAAAAAAATATTTTTTATACTTTTTATACTTTTTATACTTTTCTTTTTATCAACTAGTAGAAATGTAATCATTCAAATTATTTGACAAATATACTATCCAAGTGTGCTTTAACATTGGGCTTTAACTGGTATTGCTCCATTAGAACACTTCGTCGGGCAATCCAATTTTCTGGTATAATAGGTGTAATTAGACCAAATTCTTCAATTTGCGAAATCGCGTCAGAATTTGTAGTCTCATCGATTATTATTTTATTA